GCACGGTATTCACAGCTACATCAGGCGCAGTTTTTACTTTCCAAGTATTGCCATCATGGCCATCAGCCGGTGGAACTGCACCAGATGCACAGACTGTAACTTTATCATTCCAAGTAATTGGCGTGCCAGCAGAGAACTTCGCTTAATAAATAAAACGGGAGCAAACAAATGAAACTAGCAATTACAATTACATATAACTCAGGCGAGGAAGCGATCTATACAGCCCAACCGCCTGAGTGGGCTAAGTGGGAGCAGAAAACAGGAAACATTATTAGCCAAGCATCTGAAAAGATCGGCGTTAATGATTTAATGTTTTTAGCTTATCACGCACATAAGCGCGAAGCAGCTGGTAAGGCTGTTAAACCTTATGAAGCATGGATGGAAACTGTTGCCGATATTCAAGTCGGTGATGTTAGCCCAAAAGCCATCCTGTAGGAAGTCTTAGTCGTTTATTGGTTCAGTTGGCAATAGCCACTCAAATTCCAATAAGTGAATGGACTGATGCGGACGACATTTTAACAGCGATAGAGATATTGGAGGGATAGCATGGCAAGTAGCACGCAACCTCTAATAGTCTATGATAAAAAAGAACTTAATCAATTTGCTAAAGTAATTCGAAATATGAGCGAAATCGCAGTTACTGAAACCAAACGCCGAGTTGGGGAATTGGCTCAAAAAGAGTTAAGCGAGATCAGGCGCATCGCAGCATCAAGAGGTAAAGTTGCTGATCGTGTTGCTCAAGGCGGTAAAGTAAAGAAGTCATCATTACTTGGTGAAATCTCTTTTGGTTTTGCATCTCAAAAGTTTTCAGGCGGAGCAACAACTCAATTTAATACTAGAGGCGATACTAAAGGTAATCGTATTGGTATTGGTGCAGCACACGAATTTGGTTCAAAAAATTATCCACAATTTCCAAGATGGTCTGGTCCAATGCCTAAAGGACCAGGATCTCGCGGTTGGTTTATTTATCCTACAATCAGACATTTACAGCCAACCATTATTAAAGAGTTTGAGGACATCATTTTAGATATTAGAAAAGAGTTTGCAGATGGCCAGTAGAACCTTAACCGTTGCACTCGCAGCTGATATTGATAGTCTAAAAAAAGGATTAAATGATGCTGAAAAAGTAGTCAATAAATCAGCAGATCAAATAGCGGACTTTGGTAAAAAGGCAGCAGTAGCATTTGCGGTTGTTGGCGCAGCAGCAACAGCCTTTGGAGTTGCAGCAGTTAAGGCAGCAGCTGAGGATGAAAAGGGTCGTAAAAACCTTGAGCAAACTATTCGATCAAATACTCAAGCGACTGAGCAACAAATCGCTGCAATTGATAAATACATTACAAAACAATCTATTGCAACTGCAACAACAGATGATGTTTTAAGACCTGCATTTAGTCGATTGATTAGATCGACTCAAGATGTTACAAAAGCCCAAGAATTACTTAACCTTGCTCAAGAAATTAGCGTTGCCACAGGTAAGCCACTAGAGGCGGTTACAAACGCCTTAGGAAGGGCATACGACGGCTCAAACACCGCTTTAGGTAAGTTAGGTCTAGGAATTGATGCAGCCACCCTTAAAAGCCAATCTTTCGAGGAAACCACTAAACAATTACAGGCAACTTATCAAGGCTTTATTGATAACGAAGCTACTAACGCTGAGTTTAAGTTTCAGCAATTAACTATTGCCCTAGATGAAACTAAAGAGGCGATCGGTGCAGCATTACTTCCAATTGTTAAAGAGTTAGCAGATTATTTACTAGCAACAGCAGTTCCAAACATTGAAGCTTTAGCGGCTGGCTTAATTGGTGAGGATTCAGTAACCGCAGGAATAACCGCAGCCACACAAGGCGCATTTGAATTTGGTGAGCAGTTGAGATCAACTATTCAATTTATTATAAGCATTAAAGAGGAATTATTAGTTCTAGGTGCAATTATTGCAACTGTATTTGTTACATCTAAAATCCTTGCATTTGTAGCAGCTGTTCAAACCTTAGTAACAGCCATGATTGCTTTGAGGAATGCCGCAGCAGCAGCATCTGTAGCGACAGCATTTGCAACAGGTGGAACTTCATTATTGGTAGGTGGAGCAGCAGCAGCTATTGGATTAGGTGCGGTAGGTATTGCAACTGGGTCAACTCCTAAATTCTCAGGTGGAGCAGCATCAGGTAAAGGCGCTCCCGGCCAAACAATCAATAACATTAATGTCAATGCAATTGATAGTGAAAGTGCAGCGAGAGCTGTAACTAAAGCAATTAATGAAAGTGCTGCTAGATCTAATCCTTACCTTTCACGCGCAGCTGTTAAACCATAGCCATGAGTGCTTGGACACCAGATTGGAAATTAATTGTCGGTGGGGTTGATTATACTGACATAGCAATAAGTGATATTCGACATGAAGCTGGTCGAACTGATATTTACTCACAGCCAAATCCGTCTTACATTCAAATAACTTTAATCGCATTAAATAATCAAACACTACCCTTTGACATTAATGACAGTTTAGATTTACAGGTCAAAGATAGTTCAGCAACTTATGTAAGTATATTTGGTGGCGACATTACAGATGTAAGTGTTGAGGTAGGTGCTACTGGATCTGTTTCAACTGTTGTTCAATATACAATTTTAGCGATGGGTTCACTTGCCAAAATAGCCAAAGAAATCTACACAGGCACAATCTCACAGGATGAGGATGGCAACCAAATCTATGATGTTTTGTCTAGCGTATTACTTGGAACTTGGAATGATGTGCCAGCAGCTTCACAATGGTCAACTTATAACGCCACAGAAACTTGGGCTAATGCCCTTAATTTAGGACTTGGTGAGATCGATCAACCTGGCCTTTACACAATGGAAAATCGTGGATCAGAGCCAGACACCATTTACAACATTTTAAGTTTAATCGCTAACTCAGCCTTTGGATATTTATATGAGGATAATGCTGGCAACATAGGTTATGCCGATGCTGACCACAGACAGAATTATCTATTGACCAATGGTTATGTTGATCTTGATGCTGGCCACGCTTTAGGTTCTGGCTTATCAACAGTAATGCGTTCAGGTGATGTTCGAAATGATGTTTTAATTAATTATGGTAATAACTTTAACTCACAGGAAACTGCTACTAGTGCAAGTTCGATTGCCCTATATGGCTACAAATCAGAAAGCATTAACTCAGTCTTACATTCAGCTGTAGATGCTCAGGCCGTAGCTGATAGATACATAGCCCAGAGAGCCTTCCCACAGCCACAATTCCAATCAATCACATTCCCAATAACTAACCCTGAAATTGATAACTCAGATCGAGATGCTTTATTAGGTGTCTTTATGGGCTTGCCAGTTAATATCCAAAACCTACCTAATCAAATATCAGATGGGGAGTTTGAGGGTTATGTTGAGGGCTGGTCATGGAGCACTCGTTTCAATGAATTGTTCTTGACAATTAATGTTTCTCCAGTTGCATTTAGCCAAGTGGCGATGCGTTGGAATACAACTCCAGCCACAGAGGCATGGAACACTTTAAGCCCAACATTAACTTGGGAATACGCTACAATAGTCGCATGAGGATAGGATAAAATGGCAACCACTACCAATTATAGCTGGACTACTCCAGATGACACCGCGCTGGTCAAAGATGGCGCAGCTGCTATTCGCACACTTGGTTCATCCGTTGATACCACAGTTAAAAACTTAAACCCAGAAACAACTCTTGGCGATCTTGCTTATCGCTCATCAACTGCAAATGTTAAAACCAGATTAGGACTTGGAACAGCAGGACAAGTCTTAACAGTAAATTCTGGTGCAACTGCTCCTGAGTGGTCAACGCCTCCTAGCAGTTCTCCTGCAAATGATTTTGCTAATATCGCTACCAGCCAAACAACAACTTCAACTTCATATACAGATTTAACAACTTCTGGCCCTGCCGTTACAGTTACAACAGGAACAAAAGCGTTAGTTATTGTTTCATCAACAAGTAGCAATTCCAGTACTCTAAATTTGTGTTTTATGTCTTTTGCTATTTCTGGTGCAACTACTTCTTCAGCATCGGATAATAGGGCTTTTAGATCTTATACGGCTTCATCAGGTGCTTTTTCAAGAGGTTCTACTGCAACTGCTGTCACTTTAACTGCTGGTTCAAATACTTTTACAGCAAAATATAAAGTGAGTGCTGGTACTGGTACTTTTGAAGACAGACAAATCTTTGTAATCAATTTGGCATAAGGAGAAAAAATGGCTATAACATCAAAAGAAATTAATTTAAATCAGTTAGATCAAGAACTTGGTGGTCAAGGATTAATCGCAGATTTTAACGATCTTGAAAATAAAGTAATTAAAGCAGCCGATAACTCAACAATAACAGAAGCACAATTAAAGGCTGCTATTGCTGCTCATATTGCTGGCCCAACTCAACAGGAAATTACACAGTTAAATCGTGAGCAAGGTTTAGCAAAACTCAAAGAATTAGGTTTTACTGACGATCAAATTTCTGCATTACTTGGCTAATGAAGCCTTATTTATCTAAAGCTGCTGAAACATTACGCGACCAAATAAATGGAGCGTTTGTGGGTCGGAGCAGGAAAGCTGATGGATGGATCGGGGATAGTAAGCATTCATCTAGAAAATCCGATCACAACCCAAGACCTGACGGAGAAGTTTGCGCGATCGACATTGACGCTGGCTTATCTGACCAACAAGGGGTTAGTTATGATTTGGCAGATCAGCTTCGACTCGCAGCAAAAAAGGATAAGCGTATATCTTACATAATCCACGCTGGCAAAATTGCTAGTGCTAGATCATTATGGAAGTTTAGAAAATACACCGGAATTAATCCGCACCATAAGCACATCCATATTTCTTTCAAACCAAATCAAAATGGCAAGAAGTTCGACATCCCACTACTGAAAGGCAATTAATGAAACTAACCGCAAAACACAAAGCAGTAATTAAGTCATAT